ACATTTGAAACCCCTTTGATTGTTAGGAAATGGTGATAACTCACCGGATAAAGCTAACCCGTAGCTCTACCCGTTACGCTATCAATCGGCGTAGTACGTCATTATTCCAAGTAAGCGCTCATTCTTACGAATTTGTTTATAAACGCTCTCGAAACTATCGCCAAATTCATTCAGTAGCTTTTCTTGGTTTTTCCAGTCAGCTACTAAGTAGGCTTCGCCAATATGTTCCATAAAAGCCCCATATTCTC